AATATTATACGAATGGCCGCTTTACGCAATTTGAATTAAAGTAATTTACTTTCAGAAATTACAATAGTGCCATATGGTGTCCTAACTATATATGGGACTCCAGACACCAATTACATAGAGAAAGTTGAGAGACACCGGATCGAAACGACATTTTATATGGCTCCGCCAAGTCGTTTTAGAATTAATGCCAAAAACTATTTCCTCACTTACCCAAAATGCTCTCTTACAAAGGAAGAGGCACTTTCCCAATTAATAAACCTAGAAACCCCTACTTGCAAGAAATTCATCAAAATCTGTAGAGAGAGTCACGAGGATGGGTCTCCGCATATCCATGTTCTCATTCAATTCGAAGGGAAATACCAGTGCAAGAATAACAGATTCTTCGACTTGGTATCCCCAACTCGGTCAGCACATTTCCATCCGAACATTCAGGGAGCTAAATCGGCGTCCGACGTCAAGGCATATATCGACAAAGACGGAGACGTGCTAGAATGGGGTGTTTTCCAGATCGACGGACGATCTGCTCGTGGGGGTCAACAGACGGCAAACGATGCATACGCTCAGGCAATTAACACCGGAAACAAAGAAGATGCATTGAAAGTACTAAAAGAACTAGCACCAAAAGATTATGTTCTGCAGTTCCATAATTTAATGACGAATTTAGATCGCATTTTTCAACCACGTTCTGAGGTCTATGTATCTCCATTCTCAACTACTTCCTTCGACACAGTTCCTCCAGAACTCGTCGATTGGGTTCAGTCCAATGTATTGTCTGCCGCTGCGCGGCCTTTTAGACCAATAAGCGTAGTAATAGAGGGGGATAGTAGAACGGGAAAGACAATGTGGGCACGTTCACTAGGACCCCACAATTACTTGTGTGGTCATCTGGATCTCAGCCCGAAAGTGTACAATAATGAAGCGTGGTACAACGTCATTGATGACGTCGATCCCCACTATCTAAAGCACTTTAAAGAATTCATGGGGGCCCAGCGTGACTGGCAAAGCAATACGAAGTACGGAAAGCCGGTCATGATTAAAGGCGGTATTCCCACCATCTTCCTCTGCAATAAAGGACCAAACAGCAGCTATAAGGAATATCTCGACGAAGAAAAAAATGCATCACTGAAACAGTGGGCTATCAAGAATGCAGTCTTCGTCACACTCCAAGAACCACTCTATTCCGGTCGCGAAAACATCAGTCCCCCAGAAGAAGAAGAAGAACATACGCAGGAGGCGAGTTGATCTGCAGTGTGGTTGTTCGTACTACATATCAATCAACTGTCATGATCACGGATTCACGCACAGGGGAGTACATCACTGCGGATCGAGTAGAGAGTGGCGTGTTTATTTGGGACGTTCCAAATCCCCTGTATTTCAAAATATTGAAACACGACAGCAGACCATGCCTCACGAATCACGACATCATCCACCTCCAAATACAGTTCAACCACAACCTGCGGAAAGCTCTGGGGCTTCACAAGTGTTTTCTAATTTTCCAAATCTGGACGGGCTTACGCCCTCCGACTGGGATTTTCTTGAGGGTATTTAAGACACAGGTCCTTAAATACCTCCATGAGCTTGGTGTAATAGGAATTTCGAATGTAATAAGAGCAGCCTATCATGTATTGGATAATGTTTTAGAAAAGACTATTGATGTATTGCCATCATGTGATGTAAGGATTAATATATATTAATTTGTTACCGAATCATAAAAATAGATCCGGATTTTCAAAGTAGCATACACAGGATTTGATGCATGAGTACAGGCCATATACAACATTAATGCGTTCTCAGTATGATTTTCATACTTTCCGGCCTCTTGTTGATTATAAACGACATAATTATTAACCCTAACAAACTTCCTAACTAATGCTTGCTCCTTCGATGCATAAGTCCCTCCAGTCACAGTCGCATGCCATTTCCTTAACACTTGATAACGATCACGATGCATGTTCTTCACCGTTGCGGTGCTCGGTTCATTGTCAAACATGTTGAACACTTCACCAAAATCCTGTGGCGATCCCGTAGGACGACGGTCACGAACCAAGAAAAACATCACACTGTTCGTGTGGTTTTTAGTCTTTATGTTTTCATCCATCCATATCTTCCCCAATACATACACAGATTTCACACAGAAACGCTTCCCCACGCGATGAGTCAGTCCGGTTCCTCGGGTAACGTCACTGACACACATGACTTTGCCAATATGAGACACATCGTGCCTAGATTCAAAAGACTGCACCTTACAAGGACCTTCACATCCCCTTGGCACGTCGGGGCTTCTGTACATTCTATACATTCTGGGCTTTCTGTTCATCGGCCTGTTTGTCCACGCCTTTGCTTTTGTGACGCGGGCAATGGGGACAACTGCACGAGCTCCATAAGGGCTGTCGAAGTTGAGACGTCGGCGTACCTTCGATGCGGGAGTTGAAATGATGATATCTGCTGGTCGCTTCGACATAGTTCTTTGCTCGAACTACTAAAATTAGATCTCGGACAAGATCGTAGCCCACTGTGTCTGGGGAATAGTTCTTCTCTATCTCTTGAAGATATTTTACAGCTAGCATGCACCTTAGACCATGCACGCTTTCAGGAAATTCGTGCAATAATGGATCCCACATGTTTGTGGACCTAAACTTCGTCAGCAAGGCTATTTAATGGTCCCCCCGCACTAAATAAGCCATGTAGCTTGCATTTCGTTGGTTGAGGGCCCACCAAAATTTTCGCGGCCATTCGGT